AAGGTCATTGATGGAAATTTCACCATCTTTGGCAAGGCGCTTAATCTCGCTACCAACCGCAGCAATAACCGGCGCATTCTTAGCAGCAGATTGATTCTTGTCTACAAACTCGGTCAGACGATTAACTTGCACAGGAACATCCATCTGACCTGCGGCGCGTGCGGCATCGTAGGCAGTACCGATAGCGGCTTTGCGAGACTTCTGATATGGGCCGATTGCGTTGACCAGCATCTGCCCAACTTCACCAGGCGCAGCCCCGGTAAATTCAGCGCCCGAGTTTTCAATAAAGTGATCGAGGTTTTGCTGAATTTTTAGGTTGTCATCTGCATACTTGGCTTGCAGGGCTTGACCCAATACAGGGTCTTTTGCCGTTTCCCGAGCAAATCGAACATCAGCGGGGTCGCGGGTTGCCTGATCCCGAGACAATTCAATCGGAACAGGAAGTTCTTTGGCGCGTTGAACCCGCAATTTTTCCGGGGTAACTTCTGCCGCCCCTACGCCAATCAACTTACGGGCTTCCTCGTTAGAGCCTGGCAACGGAGTGACAGGAACTTCAGGCGTTGCCGGTGCTTGCGCTTGCGGCAATCCTGCTTTCTTGGCCTCAAACTGCGCTTGCATGGCGGCAATGTCTTGCGGAGCCATTTGCTGCGGTCTAGCAGTCATCTCTGCCTGAATAGCGCGGCGTTGAACAGGAGGAATGTTGATGTTTGTTGCCGGGCTAGGTGGCGCAGCAATAGTTTGGACACCAGGGGTAGGAGCAGGTGCTTTCAAGCGTGCAAATTGATCTTGCAATTGCGCTTTGGCGGCAGGAGCCAATGGAGCAAAACCAGCAACTTCGGGAACCATAACAGGCGGGATTTTGGTTGCTTCAGCAGCCCGTCCAAGCGTCCCCAACATTTCTTGACCAGCCTGAGTGCGCGGAGCATACGTCAAAGCCTCTTGAACTTGTGCGGCGCGTTGTTTTCCCTGCTCAATGCCTTCTTTTGTGCCGTACTTACCGCCCGTCAGGGTTTCGTAAATACCGGCAACAGCGCCAGCAGGAGCAGCCAAAGCGCCAGTTACAGCACTCAATCCAGCCTCGCCAGCGCCTTTCAGCTTGTCGCCAACAAACTCTGCAAACGTGCCTTGAGGTTGTTTTGCTTGCGCTTGCATTTCCTCAATAATTTGGCGAGGTTTTGGCGTTTCTTTCTGAGGCTGGCTAGGTTGTGCTTCTGGCAGACGCGCTGTCCCGCGAATCAATTGCTCAAGGTCGTCAACGGGGGCGGCTTCTGGCTTGCGCCCAAGTTCTGTGCCTTTGACCTTGGCAACGTATTCTGTCGGGTCTTTGGTAACAAAACCGCCATAAGCAGCAAGCGCTTTGTCTAAGTCGCCACCGCTTTTATTGACCAACTCGGTCAAATACTTTTTGGCGGCTTCCCGAGATTCCTTCTCGTCAAAGGCGTTGAATTTGTAGCCTTTGCGGTGCAGGTCGGCAACCGTTTCGGGCATGAATTGATACGGGCCAAGAGCCTTAGTTTGCTTGTTGACAGCGTAAGGGTCTTTGCCGCTTTCGACCTTTTTCAGACGATCAAGCAGATCGTCCGTTACCAGACTGCCATAATCTTTTTTGGCAGATGGTTGTGTGGATGGTTGAGAACCGCGAATCAGTTGCTCTAGTTCGTCCATCACAGTTCCCCAGTTTCAGACAACTTTTTAATGTTGCGATACTTGTTGGCAAACTCATTACGCATCTTTTGATATGCGTCCATCATTGTGTTGTACTCTTGTTCAGATTTGAACCGCTTTCTTTCAGGCGGCGCACCCAGAGTTGCATCCAATGCTTTCTGGCGCTCTTGAGGGTTCTTAACGCTGTTAAAGATACTGATTGCTTCAAACACTTTTGAGTCTGAGTTTTCAGCCCACTTTTGCTTGTAATAGTTAAGGTTGTTGTCGCCATACTTTTTGGCAAACTTTTCAGCACCTTTTGCTTGCAAATCAACGTCCGTCAATTCTGCAAAAGTCCTACGGGCAATGTTAATCAGAACCTCTGGCGGGTAAGTCTCATCACCGTTTGCTATCCGCGCTAATTGCTGTCCAGCAACCGTGTCCATTGAACCGCCAACAGCTTGAATGTTTGCAATCTGAGCGTTTGCCAAATCTTTGCTGAGTTGCTTATAAGTTACATCACCCAACATTGTGCTTAACTTACGATTTACGTCACCAGCAAGACCTTTTGTCCAAAAACTTTCTGGATCAAGTTTGGTTGCCTCTTTGATGACCTCATCCAAATTACGTCTAGCTTTTGCCAAGTCAAGTTGACGATTAGTAAGGTTCTGCCGATATGCTTGGTTTTTAGCGCGATCAGATTCTTCGCCCAAAGACAACGGTGTAACGTCACCAGGCTGACGGACTTTGTAAGGCAACGCCATTTGAGTAGGCGTAACACCTTGTGGAGCAGCGCCGGCAGCGCCCATTTGAGGGCCACCTTGCGGGGCAATTTGCACAGGCTCAACAGCACCAGGGCCAGGACGGAACAACGCAGGTTGACCACCGGAAGTCGTAAGTTGCGGTGTTTGCAGGGCTTGCTGACCTTGTGCGCCAACACCAAACTGAATGGCATTCTTGAACGCTTGCGGGATAGATTCTGGGGCTTTTACGCTTTTTGCAATCAGCCGGTCAAATACGCTGTTGACTTTACGTTCTGCGTCAGGCACATCAGCAAAAAGGCTTGCCGCTTCATTCTTAATCTCCAGCAGTTTTTCACCAACTTTTGCACGATCCCCGCTAACAATGTCAGGATCGTTGGCATACGCACCAAACAATTCATAAAGTTTGGCGTTTTGTTGCATATCCAACTGGAAACGTGACTGTTCTGCCTGAGTCGCGGCTTGCTGTACCGCCAAAGGATTCAATCTTTGCGCTTGCTCAACTTGCTGTTTTAGCTGTTGAACTTGCAGCGGATTCATTTCAGCGGCTTGTTGGTAACCTTGAATTCCACGGGCGAGGTTAAGCATATCCGAAAGCCCCGTCATGGGACTTTGGACTTGCATGGGCTTGACTGTTAGATCAGTATTGAAGGGAACCGTTGCCATTATTGACCTTTCATTGCAGCCGCAATATCGGGCAGTTGAGACAACAACAGAGCCTGGTTAATTCCACCCAACGCTCCACCGTATGCACCCGCCTGACCAATTTGACCAGCAGCCTGTGCGCCAGCCGCCCCAACACCAAGATTGGTTTGAGCGTTTGCCAAGTTAGTGCCCAACACATTAGCCTGTTGCTGACTAGTTTGACCAATTCCAGCAATACCCGCCAGCGTGTTGTAGATGTTGAGGCGTTGCGTTTGGAAGCGATTAAAAGCGTTTTGGTATTCCTGTGAGGCTTGACCTTGGGTGTAATCCTGCAAACCCTTCATCACATTGCCACCAAGACCTCCACCCGCCACGTTACCTTGGCGTTGTGCAGCCATTTGACCTTGTTGCAGCCTAAAGGCGTAGCCAGGATCAATGCCCTGCTGGAACAGTTCAGGCGTAAATTGTTGGGTCAGATAACCAGTACCCGTACCCATTCCCATTGGGTTGCCTTGGGCGTCATATTGGGTATATTGACCAGGCAGCATCCCTTGAATCTGGTTCAAAGCGCCGTAGCCAGCGCCGCGATAGGGTGCTTGCTGCTGGTTCAGCGTGTTGAACATCTGCAACTGTTGAGCACGCGCAGCATTAGCGGCATCAGCTTGAATTTGTGCAGCTTTAGTAGATGCGTTAGCGCCAATCAAACCCTGCAAAACACCACCAACACCGGAAGCCAGAGCAGCTTTACCGAGTGCAGAAGTTGGCAACATTCCCTTAAGGAAAGCCGACAAAGCTGTTCCACCGGCTGCACCACCGCCGCCACCGCCGCCACCAGCAACACCACCGCCGGTTGCCGTCCCGGTAGTGTCGTCACCAAACGCAGCCGCCATATCTTCCGCAGACATCTGACCCCCGTATAGGTCTTGGAAGTCCGAGGTGTAGTCGTTAAGATTGATGTCGTTTGCCGTCAAATCGGCAGGATTCCAGCCGCCGCCAATATCTATGTTGTCTGGGCTTGTGTCGGCTCCCAAGCTATCTAAGATGTCTGCCATAGAATTTCCTTGACCCGATGCGGTTGATTGATTATCTTGTAAATTAGTGTTAGAAACAACGTCATTCTGTATCTGCTGAGTCTCAGGCGCTTGCGTTTGGTTGGTCTGAGAATCCAAAATTCCGATGTTTTCTGGCTGACCTTGGTTGTTGTCAATTAGCTGATTTGAGCCAATACTTGCAATGTCGGACAGCGAATAGTTCTGGAAAGCGTTTTTGCCAGCTTGAAGCGCCTGGGAAATTAGTGCGTTAGTCGGGTCTTTGCCCGTCATTTCGCTGGCTACCAAAGCATTGATTGAGTTTTGAGCCATTGACGGAAGGCTAGAAAATCCCTCAATCTGGCTTGTCAGCATTGGGGCGGCAGCAGATGCGCCCATGCTTGCCAACGTGGTCAACGGATCGTATTTAGCACCCGTCAATGCTGACGATGTAGCCCCAGACGCCAAAGTGCCCAAAGCGTTACCAGCAAGATCGCCAGCCGTTTTTAGACCCGCTTCTTGGGCTGCAAGCATAGCTGTCTGTGCAGAACCCAAATCAGTACCGTATTGGGCAGCAGCGGCAGCTTGGTCGCCAAAAATGCCAGCTTGTTGACCGGCCTGACCAATCGCATAGGACGTTGCCGCAGACTTCAAAATGTCGCCGATGTCTCCACCGCCAGCAGCGGTTTGAGCGCCAGCCAAAAATGGCAAAAACTCAGGGGCAAAAATTGCTGTGGCAATGTTGGCAATTGGGCCAAGTTGTTGCAATAAATTTTTTGATTTTTCTGGCGGCTGATAAACGTACTTGGCTTGAGTTAAATCTGGCGCTGTTGCAACGCCAGTTTTAGGATCAACCTTAACAGTTCCCTGCAAATAGCCAGAAGCATTAGGGCTGTAAACGTTGTACTTGTATTCGTTTGGGTTGCCCGTTGGAGTCAGTCCAATAGGCGCAGAACCATCGCCTCTGTTTAGCGAATAACCACCATCTGCTTGAGTTAGCTTGTATGGATAATTTGTATCGCTAAAACCACCCAAAAACCCAAATCCACCTTTTCCTTGATAGAGATTGGTTAAAGAGTTTTGAACGGCTTGCTGCGGAGTTGTATCCCAAGATTTAACATCTTCTAATGTTACTTTGGGATATAGCTTTTGTGCTTCCGCTAACGTAGCTTGACGGGCTGGCAAATCAGTAGCAGCTTGCTGATTCATCTTTGCCACTATGTCGCCAAGATTTGTCATTGGCGTACCCAAACCAAGCATTCCATTGTCTGACTTTGTATATACGTTTCCATAATGGTCGTAATACTGTTGTCCAGGGGAAGCGGCGTCAAAAGATGCCGCAATGCCTTGTGGTGCAGATTGCGTTGTTTGTGTAGAAGTCGGTGCGGGTGTAGGAGTAGGTGTTGGCGCAGGAGCAGAAGTTGCAGTTTGATCCGGTTGAGCAATAGCGTCAGTTCTATGGTTAACGATTACATCGCGGTAAGGTGCATATTCAGGCCATGCTGAAAAAAACCAATCCCAACCGAGCATATCAACGCCCCATTGGTTTCCTGCGCTCAACCAATCTTGAACAGCTTTAGCTGCATTTATTTCTTGGTTTGTGTAATTAGCCATGTCTGTTCCCGTTTAAGGAGTTATCTGGTTGACAGTCGCAATGACAGATGCCGTTGCAGGTCTTGTTGGGGTAGTCCCTGCCGCATAGTATTTGATTGTTGTTGTTGTTGCCGATGTTGACCAAACAAGCTGAACGTAATCATTTGCATTGAGTTGCAAAAAATAATTCCATCCCTGCACAGCATGACCATTTGTACCGCCATGAGAGTTTGGAACGCTAATCAAACCAGTTGATGCTGCGACATCAACCCCGTTTACCCTAATCCAAATGGATACATCACTTAACTGAGTGTCTGTATTTTCTAGCTGCACGCTAAATTGAATGTTGTATGTCCCTGCGTAAGCAACCGTCAATTTACTGCCGCTACTGACTGTCACACCGTTTGTGTAATCAGTCGTGTTAAACGTAATCAAAGTCGCGGTGTTGGCTGTCGCTGTTTGAGTCGTGGTGTCTGAAAAAGCACCATATTTCAGATAACCAGAAAACAAACTACCCAACTTCAACAGGTACATCAACCATTCCCGCGAGGGGCGGTTTGTCTGCGTATCCAAGAATGGGCTTCTTGGAATGTTGATGTCGCCAATGTTGTTGGTTGCCATCAGTTTTCCCCGACAGAGGCTTTCAGATTGGCAGAAACAATTACAGCATTAACCGGGTCGGTAACAACAACTTCAAACACACGATCACGGGCCATTCCAAGACGCCGCCAGATTGCACGATTCTTGTACTTGCCAATCGCACCGATGCTGACCCAATACTCACGCGACCAAGTAGAGCCACCATCGTTAGACCAGCGCAGCATGGCTTGAGGATTGGTTGTGACATCACTGGTGTTTGCTGAACTTATGTTCGCAATGTAAAGCGTGATATTGGGCGCAACCGTCAAAGTCGCGCCCGGATAGATGTAGTACGGGTTACCAATATAGTTGTTGGTGTCCTGAGTTGACAGGCCAGTTGTTCCAACACCGGGCTGAAACTGAATCTGAAATTCATCAAAGTATTGACGCTGGAGGTCTGACACTAAGTGCGGAGCGCGGCGAACCCTGCGGATTTCTTGACCATCATCCGTGTAAACCTGTTTGCTCAGTTCGTACAGCTTGCCGTTTGTGTGGTCGCCAACAATAATTAAACCCTGAAACAAAGCAGAGCAGTTGCCACGGTGACGGTGATATACATTGTCGTTATCAACCCACAACCATTTGTGCCACATCTGGGTGGTGGCGTCATAGGCCCAAGTTAAGTCTAATGTCGGGAAGCTGACAACGTAAATTTCGTGGCCTTCTAGCTGGTAAGTCCAGGCAATTGCGTCATCAATGTATTGGTTTTGGAGCGTGTTTTCGACAGCGTGAGTCGAAATGCGAACAGGCGTGTAACCGTTCATCTGAACGATTTGGCCCTGACCGCGAATGTTTCTGGACACATAGGCAAACGAATTGCCCACACGCGCAACAGAAAATACAGAAGCAATACCGTGTTGCGTGGAAGTGCCGGGAATGCGCTGGAATGGGAACGGAACTGCGCCAACATCTACCCAAACTTCTGACGAATTCTCACCAAGCAGATAAATCTCTCGGTGGTCAACAATCAACGACACCAGATCGTCAGGAGCGCCATCCTTCAACCCGTAAGACAACTGCGGCGATACCGGGCTTAGAAAGTCAGAAGCGCCCCATTGCTGAGTGCCTGGGTTGTTGTAAACGAAATAGTTGTCAACGATGTCAACTGTGTTGCCGCCAGAAAACGCCCCGTCAGAGTTAGGAATCTGGGTGAAGTTAAGGGCATACAGAGTTGTTGAGCCAACCGTTTGCGAGGTGCTGACCGTGTAAGTACCAGCGCCGCCTGTACCAGACACAAGCGCAGTAATCATGGTGTTGGCTGTTACGCCAGTACCCTGAATGGTTTGGCCCACATACAGCACGCCAGAGGTCACAGCGCTGACCGTCAAAGTTGTTCCAGCAATTGAGCCGGTCACAATCGCACCAGCCGCTGCCGTGGACATGGTTTGCGCGGCAATAGTCTGGGAAATGTTGATTGTGTAAGTACCTGCCCCGCCCGTACCCGTTCCAAGCGCGGTGATAACGGTTTCGTTGGTCACGCCAACGCCAAAAACCTCTTGTCCAACCGCCAAAGTGCCCGTTGAAACGCTTTGAACGGTCAGGGTAGTTCCAGATATGCTGCCACTAAAAATTGCCGCAGCAGGGGTCGAAATGCGCCAGGTGTACCGATATGCACCGTCAACAATGTAGACGTTAATGCCGTTATCCGTAATCCCGACCCGCCCCGTTGAAGTGTTCAAGAATCCAACGATTGTCGGCGTCAGATTGGAGGACAAAACATAGACATACGGGCCAGAAACTGCCACTAATTGCTCACCGCCAGACACGGTACGCAAACCACGGATTTCGCCGTAGTTCAGCACAGCCTGGGTAATTAGGCCGGGAGTTGGGTACAGGGCAACAACGCCGCGCACGCCAGGTTGTTTTAGCGGGTCAACTTCAGGAAAAAAGTTAATGCACTCCTGGGCATCCTGATAGATGCTAGGTGCTTCATAAGACGGGCCGACAAAACCAAAGTCTGCCATGACGCATCCTTATCTAAAGAAACCGCCGCTGAGAATCCAACCCGCATCTTTTGCACGCCCAACCAGAAGCGAATCGGGATAACGCGCAGTCTGCATGGGGGTCATGTTGTTGCGCTTGATCGTAGACTTTGCCTGTGCTGCGTACTGCTGAATCATCGCAATCTGCACTTGAGAGGCTTTGCCATACATAGGCATCAAACGCTCTGCCAAACACCATCTGAGGGCCATTTGGTAGCCTTGCGGGAACACAATCGTGTCGTTAATTGTTTCGTAACGGCTGAAGATTGTGTTGGAGAACAGGTGCATCTCGCCTTGTGACGGGTTGGGCCACAGGAAAAGATTGCCAGATTCCTCGCCAGGATTAAAGTAAAGCGCCTTGGGCCACGGGCCGCTAAGAGTCTTTAGCCCAATCATTTCGTAATCTTCCAGCGCCAGAATCGCCACCGGATAGTCCAGACCGCCAGAGATGATAGGCTGACCATTGGAAGTTGTGTTGATCCGAACAAACGCAGAGTTGATCTGCAATGGCTTTTGGTAGTAAGCCGTAATCGTGGTTGAGGCAACTGTCTGATTGATGTTGACCTGATATGTACCCTGCTCGTTGACGTTGCCACCAGCGCCGGTCAAAAATTGCACAATCTTTGTACCTGCTTGGATGCCTGTGCCGCTAAGAGTCTGACCTTGAGCAATTGCGCCAGAGTTGATGCCAGAAACCGTCAGAATGTTGCCCGAAATTGAGCCGGTAAACGATGCGCCAACAAAGTTTTGGGTGCTCGGATTGGGGCCAATTGTGTACTGAGTCTGCCCAGAAATGACCGGGAAAATGATCTCGGTCACGTTGAAAACCATCATGTTTTCGTTTGACCACTGGTCGATCATGTCGTTCAGCATATCAAACGCATCCTGCGCGGCATCAGGGGTCGGTGTCTCTCCTGCTTCCAATGCGCCGATGTCTTTTAAGGCTCTGCTAATAATGTCTATCGGCTGAGTCATTTTTTGTCCTTATAGGTCAGGAGTGAACACCTGCGGCATCCAGGGAGCAATGACAACTTTTCGGTTCAAAAGCGCCTGAATTTGCTCATCTAGGCGGGATTTTATGACGCATTTCCCGTCCCGCACAGACGAACTTTCAATCCAAGAAACCACCATTTCCTCAGTCACATCTGCAAATGGAACCACCGCAGGGCCATCAAAACTCCAGTTTCCTTCCGTGTCAACAGACAGATCATCTGCCTCCGCTGTAACGTGGTACTTGGCAGATGTAATGCGCCCATCTTCAGCTTGAAGATCGGTGATTTTCCATTTGTATGTCGCCATGATTTATGCCCAAGGCAGCGGGGTGTTTTGAGGGCTGACAGGCGGGTTAATCATGCTGTTGATTTGGCCCTGCACGTTAGCCTCATAGTTTGAAATGCCAACCGGCCCAAGCTGATTCTGTACCCAACCAATCACAATGTCTTGCGTGAGTTGGTTGTAAGGAATAAATGTGCTTGACTGATTGCTGTCAAACATAGAATTGCCTTGGATTGATGCTGTGTACTGACCATCAACTCCTGTCAAAGTCCAAATCACATTGACCACATAGTTAGGGTCTGGCTGTTGAACCGTATACATTGCATTTACAGTCCATGTGTATGTCGTTGCCATTTCAGTTTCCTTTCAGAGTTGCAATTTCGGCTTTTGCTGCATCAAGTTCAGCTTTAAGTTGCTTAATAGCGTTGATGGTGTACCAAGTCAAATTGTCAGGATCGACAGAGAGAACGCCCGTGCTCTCTTCCTTCACGCAGTCAGGGAACACCTGCTGAATCTCCTGAGCGATAACGCCAAGCTGAACGCCTTCTTTTTTAATGGCGCATTGAGTTTCTAATTCTTCAACTTCTTCAGGAAGGCGATATTCGAAGTTGCGCACCTGAACCTGCATCAGCTTTTCAAGACCAATGTTGTTGTCAACAATATTCTTTTTCAAGCGCCGGTCAGATGTAGTTGACCAAGAGGCCGAATTGTTGCCCTGATATACACCGCCACCGTTTGGCTGAATAAATCCAGTGTTTTCACCCTTGTCTACAACTGCATACGGAGTTCCAATAACAATTGAATTGTTTCTGCCAGTTGCTGACGCTCCCGCTGCAAACCCGATAGAGATGTTGTAAGTTCCTGTCGTAAAAGCACCAGCACCAAATCCACCTTGTCCAGCATTAGAACCTAAAAAGGTGTTTCTGTAGCCAGTGGTAAGGGAATAACCTGCCGAATTGCCAATAGCTGTGTTATCGTAGCCTGTTGTGTTTGCAACCAAGGCCAAATACCCCATGGCAGTGTTTTGAGAAGCGGTTGTGTTGGCGTAAAGGGATTGATACCCAATAGCAGTGTTGTAATTTCCGGTGGTATTGTTAAACAACGCCATGTGACCCAATGACGCATTGTTTGATCCAGTTGAGTTGTTTTCAAAAGATCGGAAACCAATTGCGGTATTGGAATCCCCAGTTGTAGTGGAAAGTCCAGAACTATATCCCAAACCAGTATTAACACCAGTTGTTGAAGCTGCAAAAGATTTCCAACCAACGCCAGTTGAGTTACCAGCACTATTTACTTGAAGCGCTTGCATCCCAACGCCAACGTTGTTTGATCCGTTTGCAGCACCAGCATCCATTCCAACATAAGTGTTGAATTGTCCAGTAGTAATACCAGCACCAGCAGTAGTCCCAACAATCGTGTTTCTAGTGCCGGTTGTTATGTTTTGTCCAGCCTGATAGCCAACTGATGTGTTGTAGTTTCCGGTGGCGCTGTAATTTGCTTGATAGCCAATGGAAGTGTTTAGTGTTCCAGTTTGATTGCTGTATCCTGCTTGATAACCTACGGCGGTGTTTCCGTTGGCGGTGGTGTTGCCTCGCAAGGCTTGCATGCCCAGAGCCGTGTTATAACTTCCCGTTGTGTTAAGGTAATTAGCGCCTCCCCCAACAGCGGTGTTGTTAGTGCCGCCGTTATTACTTTGCAAGGCATACCAACCAATTGCCGTGTTGTATGTGCCAGTCGTATCAGATTGAAGGGCAATATAACCAAGCGCTGTGTTACCTGTGCCGGTAGTATTTGAGTATGAAGCCTGATGCCCAACAGCAGTGTTTTGAGAAGCGGTAGTGTTTCTCCCTAACGCACCATTACCGACAGCAATGTTGTAAGAACCGCTTGTGTTAGACCACAAAGGGCTATAGCCACTCCCGCCGTCTTCAGTTCCAATCCCTACGTTTTCAGAACCAGTGGTAACTCGCATAACCGTTGCGCCAACAGCCGTGTTACGCGAACCCGTTGCGCTTGCAAGTGCTTGGGAACCAACTCCAGTGTTATATGTTCCGGTAGTGTTGGTATTAAGTACGTTATAGCCAACAACCGTGTTGTGAATCCCAGTTGTGTTTGTACCAGCGTTATATCCAGCAGCAGTCAGATACGGAGATGCGCCAGATGCGGTCATCTTGCCATATACAGTTCCCAAAACAGTCGGGGTTGCCGCAGCCGTGGAAATCGTGGCAAACGACAACGTTCCAGAACCGTTGGTCACAATTGCTTGACCATTAGTGCCATCTGCGCTTGGGAGCGTGAAGTTAACCGTTGAAGCAATGTTAGGGCCGTTTAGGTTTACAGCCCCGCCCAAGTTTGCCTGAAAAACTAGAGTTCCCATATCGTTTCCTTATGGCGCAATGATGAGTTTGCTGACAGTCAGAGCCCCTGTTGAGGGGTTAAATGACAGTTTAGTGGAGGTTACTTTTTGCGGCAAATTACCCGTGTTCGCGGTTACCCAAGTTGGATAAACCGTGGCATTGGTAGTTGTGTCATCCGTAATTGCCGTGTTTGTGGCGTTAGTTGCAGTTGTGGCGGTTGTAGCCGATCCAACCGACAAAGTTGATTGCGCCACATAAGTCGGGGCGGTTGCCCCTGCTGTCAGGACGTGCCCAGATGTGCCTAACGCCAGCGTTGAAGTTGTTGCCGATGCGGTCTGGTATACCAAAGAACCCGCCGCCCCACCCGCCACGTTTGTTGCCGTAGTCGCCGTGGTTGCAGACGTTGCGCTGGTGGCGGTTGCCGCATTTCCACCAATTGAAAGACTAGAAGCTGTACCCGTCAGCCCCGTACCGGCTCCGCTGAACGATGTTGCGCTCAAAACGCCAGTAGACGGGACAAATGACAACTTGGTTGAGGCAGTTTTTGCCGGTAAGTTGCCCGTGGTCGTTGTCACCCACGTTGGGTAAACAGACGTTGCCGTGGTCGTATCGTCCGTTATACCGATATTTACGGCATTGGTGGCGTTGGTGACTGCGGTGGTGTTAATTACCGCAACAACCTGGGCAGCGGTGGCGGCGCTAAACGCAGACGTTCCGTTGCCGTATGCCAATCCGGTCAGGGTAGACACGCCCGTTCCACCGTTGGAAGCAGCCACAACGCCGGTTACGTTTGCGGCATTTCCACCGATAGATAGTCCAGATGCCGTTCCGGTCAGTCCTGTACCCGCGCCAGTAAACGATGTGGCGGTCAAAATGCCCGTAGAGGGGTTAAATTGGAACTTGGTGGAACTGACGTATTCCGTTGTCAGATTGCCCGCTGTGGCGGCTGCAAACAGCGGATAACGGGTCGCATTGGTGGTTGTATCATCCGTAACCGTTGCGTAAGCCGTGGGCGTTGTCCAAGTCGGTGCGCTTGATCCGTTTGATGTCAGAACCTGTCCAGAAGTACCAGCAGTGACAAAAGATGTAGCGCCAGCACCAGATTGATAGGGTACATAACCAGCGCCACCACCAGCCAGGTTTGTTGATGTCGTTGCGCTTGTCGCAGTAGTTGCTGAACCCGCAGCAATAGATGATTGATTGAGCCAGGAAGGATTAGCACTTGCGCCTCCTGTCTGCAATA